AGACGTAGCACGTAGACAACAAGGCGAGCTTGATTTGGAGTCTCAGATGGCAAACATTTCTGGTGCTGTTGGTCAAAGAGCTGCACTTGCTAACTTGTATGGTGGTATTTATGGTGGTCTTGGCTCTGGCATAGGCGGTTTGTTTGGTGGTGGTTTTGACCTTAGTCAGCTAAACCCGTTTAATTAAGTATAGGATAAATAAGATGGCTATTGATATAGGTGGAATGCTGGCTAGATCAGGAGAAACTACTGGTCAACTTATAGGCGGTGGTATTGCTAATTTAGGTGCTGGCGTAAGCGGTATGCTAACTCGTCGTAAAGAGCGACAAGACGCACAAAACGCACAACAGCAGTTTCAACAGATTGTAGGTGCCTATGAAAACAACCCTGAAGCCTTGATCCGTGAAGGAATGGT